CAAAGACGCGCCCCGCTTGGGCAAAGATGGCCCGCCCGCCCTGCTGGGTGACCGTCGCAAACGTCTCCACGCCGGGAGTGGGATAGAGCGCCAGTCGCACCGTGGCGCCGGGGGACTCCATCTGCTCGACATACCAGTTGATCAGGGCTTCCTGATCGGCCACGGGTGACTGCGATCGATACGCCGCATTCACGAACAGTGGATACTGAGCCATTACGGCGTGTCCGAATAGATGTTGTAGGCGGTCTGGCGGGGGCGGAGAATGGGATCGACGTGCAAATCCCTTAACCGAATGTTGGCCCGCTTGATGTTCGCCTTGGCTTCCATCGCGGCCATGACCAGCGTCTGCGACGGCTGCACGTCAAACTCCGGCGCAATCTCGACCGCCAGACTGTCCCGCAGGAACCGGCGATAGCCGGGAGGCAGGGCAATGGTATCGTTCAGGCCCAGTTCGGTCACCGCTGTGGCCGCGTAGATCACGCCCTGCAGATAGCTCACGTTGGGAATCATCCAGAACGTGACCGTGCCAAACGGATACGTGGGGTTGTAGTAGTAGCTCGTGGGATACGTCGCCGTCAGCCCCTTTTGCGGAATGGCGGCATACGCATCATCGGTCAGGGGCGCCAGATACATCTCAAGCGCGGGGGTCTGGGTGGTGTCCTGAAACCGCAGATTCTCAATAAACACCGGGCGGGCGATATTCACATCGCCCCCGATGCCCACGGTGTAGGACGCCTGACTGGCCACCAGATTCCACGTCGTGCGGGTCTGGGTGTAGATCGTCAGGCGCTCGGTGGCCCACCCATCAATCAGGTCGTTCAGTCGGAGCAGCGCGTCGGCCTGATCGGCTGGCGAGGGCGCTTCGGCGGCATCCAGCACACCGATGCGCTTCAGGCTGGCGGCGATCAGGTCGCGGGTCGTCATGGCCTACTCGGGCACGTGGCGGTGGGTCGCGGCTTCCCGCGCCTGCAATTCACGACGGGCCTTGGCCGTCATTTTCGTGGCGGCAAACGCATTCTCGGCGGCGGCATTGGCAATGGCGCGTTCCTGCGATTCCAGCGCGGCGAGGGCGTGCGCGGGCGACTCTACCCACCCGTCCTGTGCGCGGCGCGTCTTTTCGCTCTGACTCTGCACGGTCAGCGATTCAAATGCATGCTTCCCGTTGGCCTGAAGGATGCCGCGATACAGCATCGCCGGAAACGGCTCATACTGATACGGCTTTTCCCACCGCTCCACTTCCTTGTCAAATTCGGTTCCGCCTGTGCGAACGACTGGCATAGGTCACTCCCTTGCGCGTCTCAACCCGGAGACGAACGGGCCGGTTACTGCCGGTACAGCGCCACAAGGGCCGTGGCGGTGGTGTTGGTGCTGTTGATGCGCCTGGCTTTGATGGGAACGAGCGTGCCTGCGACGCAGGTGAAATTGACCACCCCGCCATCTTGCTCCACGGCGGCAATCACTCCAGCCCCCCCAGCCCAGATGGCTTCGGTCAGCGCCGGAAGATCCACCGAATCGCTCGGGGTGACGGCCACCCACACATTGTAGGGATCGATCTGCATAGACCCTCCTGTCAAGGTGGGGGCCGCAGCCCCCACCCGTCAGCCTTACGCGAGCGTCACGTTGGCCAGGGCCACGACGCCCCACTTGCCCGCCTGCGCCTTGATCGTCATCGACGCCCCCACCTTGGCGGCAAAGGTTGCCACGTCGGACAAGGTCGTGTCGCCGAAGAACCCCGGCGTGTAGGTCACCGTGTGGGCATGGGCGGTCGCCGACAGGATCGTCACCTGCACGCCGTCCTGCGCCGTCGTCGGGTTGGTGATCGTCATCGCGCAGACCCCGGCCTTCTGCACCAGGATCAGGGTGTCCTGCACCGGGATGTCCAGTGCGCCGTCCACGGACGCGGTGACGATGGTCTGGCCGCTGGCATCGACCTGCGCCGACTGCCCCACCGCGTAATTGGGGAGATCGGACAGCAGGCCGGTCGTCGCCGGCGCGAGGATCTTGTGGGCCACGGCCGCACTGCCGAGGTCGCCACGCGAGCGCACGTTGATGGTGGTGCCAGTGAAGGACACCACCATCATGTATTCGTTGTCAATGCGGAGGAAGTTGCCCGCCGCAAACCCGGTAGCGGACGTCACCGGGATCGTGAGGTCATTCAGCCCAACAGCGGCTGAAGTCGTCGTGCGTGTGAGTGCCATGATGTCTGTGTCTCCTTCGGGTTAGCTGTAGACGCGGCACGCCAGCTGCGGGCGAAGCGTGGCCCACCCATACAGGATGTCCATGCGGGCCGGTTCCTGATCCGATCCAATCTGATACTGCTGCACCATGCGGATGCTGATGCCCAGTTCCTTGGACCGCACCGTGGTCGTCTCCACGCCACTGGACGGCTTGTGCAGGTCCGCCATGACCAGCGCAAACGCGTCGGGGTGATACAGCAGCGACTGCGGGGTCGTGGTCGCCGTGAGCGTGCCCGCCGTGGGCGAGGTGGCCCCCAGCACCGTGATGACCGCGTTGTCGGCCGGCGAGTTGGTCACGGTCTGGAGCTGCCCCGACGTGATGATTGACGGGCTGATGGGGATCGTGAGGGCGCCCGCCGTGTCGCTGACATCGGCAGTCACCACGAACTGCTGCAACTGCCCCGTCGAGGCGTACGACACCTGATTGACCGAAAACACCCCAGCGACCGTGAAAATGTCGCCCTTTTTGAGGGTGGTCGCGCCGGAGGCAAACCCGTCCGTGACGAGCGAGGAGCCGGTCTGGCTGGCACCGTTGACCAGCGGCGTGGACGCCGTGAACGCCCCCGTGACGTGCTTGGCGACGTTCTGATCCTCGTACCAGGAGTCAAACCCCAGCGCACGCGCGGCAAACTGCCCCGACCGGTACTGTTCACTGACCTGCGCGGCCGGATTGAACAGCGCCAGATTGGCGTTGGCCAGCGTCACCATTGACACCGGATCCAGCAGGGCCAGACGGCCCTCGGACGGCACTGACGCATTGGTCAGCTTGGCCCCGCCCTGCAGGTACGTCAGGTTGCTGTTTGGAACCGTCCCAGGCGTGCCGACCGCCTGATACACGTCCTTGTAGACCGTGGTCAGCCCGTCGAAGTCCACGATGTTGGCCAGCGCAATGGCGGCGGGGTTGACGTAGCGGGTGCGGACCGCATCGACTTCCATCGTCATCTGCGCCGAGGAGAACGAGAAGGCCACGTTCTTCTGGTGGGTCAGCGTGATCGGGACATACTGGTCGTTGATGCCCTGAATCTGCAGCGCCTGCCCTTCCGTTACCTGAAACCGCTGGGGAAGGCGGGCGTTGACGGTGTAGCCGATTTTCGCACCGGCCTGCACATACTGATCATCGTAGGAGCGGTTCACGTTGGCGGCGAACTTCAGCGTGTTCACCAGGCTCCGTGCCACTTCTTTCGTATACCACGTCGGAGTTACAAGTGTGTTTGCCATGTCTCACCATCGGCGGCGGGAACGATCGAGTTCGTTCATCCGTCGCACATATTCCGGCCCAAACTCCATGTCGGATGGATCGTCTGTGGTGGCCGTGGGCTGACTCCCGACTGGCGTGATCGGGGGTTTGGCCAGACTAAATCGCCGAGGGGCTGCTGAACCGCCAGAGGCAGCAGACAGGCGTCCTTCCAAAGCCTTCATTTCACCGAAGGCCAACATGGGAGGCAGCGCAAACAGGCGCTGAGCGTCATCGGGGTGCGCCGCGAAGTGGAGCATCAAGTCGGCCGCGAGCGGGCTGTCCTTGATCACCTCCACCATCGGCGGCGAAAGTTCGATGTCCTCCCGATTAACCAGAACATCGAAGTCGGGGTGTTTCGTCTTGGCCTCCGACAGGCGCTGCGCAAAGCTCTGCGTTCGGTCGGCTTCCCACGACTGACGCCGGCTCTGCTCCTGCGCCTGTCGCTGACTGGCTTCATAATCGCGTACGGCCTGCCGTGCTGTCCAGAGACTTGTGGCCTTTACGAATTCCGCGTAGGTTTGGAAGTCGTCTTCCTGCGGCTCGGGGTCGCTGGCCGGCGCGGCACCCGTGAGGGCCGGCGTGGACGGCGCGGGACGGAGCGCGGCCTTCTCAGCCCGTAAGGCGTCCAGTTCCTGCCGCATCTGGTCTCGTTCCCGCTGCGTCTCGCCCCGCTGGCGCACCAGCGCGTTGATTTCGTCCTGAATCGTCTGCTTGCGGCCTTCGAGGCTCCGCTTGCGGACATTCAGTTGCCGTGCCGCGTCGGACGTCGCCGCGTCGGGAGACGCGTCGGCGCCCGGATCGGCCTCGGTGGCAGGCGGGTCGGTCGGGGTCAGTTCGGTCGCCAGCGCCTCGGGGGTCGCCGTGTTCGTGCTGACTTCAAACTGCTCGGTCGTCGCCGTGGTCATGTCACTCATTGGCATCACTTTCGCGTTGAGATGCGGCCTCAACGAGTCCGGTGGCCAACGTGTTCGAGAGCGCGGCCACGCGCTTTTCCTGCGCGATGCGTTCCTGGCTCTGGGTCTGCGCAAAGGTGGTCACTTCGGCGGTGTCCGCCTCCGTCTGCACCTTGGTCACACCCAAATCCGTGCGCATCTGCCCCAACTGCAACTGCGTCTGCGCCTGCAACTGCGCAATCGCTTCCTTGCTCTGGAGGCGCATCCGTTCCAGTTCCAGATCGGCCTGTCGCCGGAGGTCGAGAGCTACCTGTTCTC